CGATCTGCCGCTTGATCCGGTTCTGGCAGACGCGGCGGTTGATCTGTTCAACCTGCTGCGCGTGCCGGATATCCCCGGTCAGCCCACGATGGGCGAGGTCGGTGGAGAGTGGTTCCGCGACATCATTCGGGCCGCGTTCGGATCGGTCGATCCGGCGACCGGGAAGCGGTTTGTCGGCGAGATATTCAACCTGATTCCAAAGAAAAATTCCAAGACCACCAATGCGGCGGCGCTTGGGTTGATCGCCATGATGATGAATCGCCGCCCGAACATTGATGGCATCATCATCGGCCCGACGCAGGAAGTGGCAGACAAGTGCTTTGCGCAGGCAGTCGGCATGATCGAGGCCGACCCCTATCTGAGCAAGCGCTTCAAAGTCATCGACCACAAAAAGACGATTGTGGACTTGCACCAGGACGAAGAAACCGGCGTGCGGATGAACGCCAAGCTGAAGATCAAGAGCTTCGATCCGAAGGTGGTCACCGGTTCGATCCCGGCTTTTGCGATCATCGATGAGCTGCACCTGATGGCAGAGATGAGCCACGCCTCGCGCGTCATAGGCCAGATCAGGGGCGGCATGATCACCAACGATGAAAGCCTGTTGATCATCATCACCACGCAATCGGAGATCCCGCCCACGGGCGTTTTCAAGTCGGAATTGCAGTATGCGCGGGGCGTGCGCGACGGGCGGATTACCGAGGGCGTGCGGATGCTGCCCATCCTTTATGAGTTTCCAGAGGATGTGCAGCGGGATGATGGCAAGCCGTGGCGCGATCCCCGCATCTGGCACCGGGTGCTGCCCAATCTGGGCCGGTCGGTCACGATTGAAAGGCTGATCCCGGATTACCAGACGGCGCGCGAAAAGGGTCTGGACGAAGAAATCCGCTGGGCATCCCAGCACCTGAATATCGAAATCGGTCTGGGGCTGCATGCCAATCGGTGGGTCGGTGCGGATTACTGGCTGCAGAATATCCAGCACGGTCTGACATTCGAGGAAATGCTGACCTGCTGCGATGTAATGGTTGTGGGCGGCGATGTCGGCGGGGCTGACGATCTGTTCGGGCTGGCTGTCATCGGTCGGCATAAGGAAAGCCGGATCTGGCTGTCGTGGTTTTGGGGCTGGTGTGTCGAGCTGGTGCTGATGCGCCGGAAGGAAATCGCGCCCAAGCTGGAAGAGCTGCGCGACGCGAAGGATCTGCGCATCACCAAGACCGCAGAAGAGCATGTGATCGAGGCGGCGAAAATTTGCGCGCGCATTCGGGACGCGGGGCTGTTTCCGGAGAAGTTCGGTATCGGGCTTGATCCGCATGGCGTTGCAGCGCTGATCGATGCGCTGGAAGCAGACGGTTTTGATCCGCAGGAACATATCCTGTCGGTCGGTCAGGGCTACAAGCTGAACGGTGCGGTGAAGGGGCTTGAGCGGCGCCTGCTTGACGGAAAGCTGAAGCACGGCGGCCAGCCGATGATGTCTTGGTGTGTGGGCAACGCGAAAGCCGAGCAGCGGGGCAACAACGTGTACATCACGAAAGAAGCGGCGGGTGTGGCCAAGATCGACCCCCTCATCGCGCTGTTCAACGCAGCGATGCTGATGGACATGAACCCAGTCGCCGCGCGGAAACCAGAGCTTAGGATCAGATCGCTATGACATGGCTCGCCAGGTTTGCGGCGCGCATCTTCGGCGCGCGAAATCAGATCGACTCGTCGCAGGTGCGGCGCGGCGATACTGTCTGGGAGGCCCTGACAGGTGGTGTGTCTGGCGCGCCTAGCGAGGCATCTGCCCTCGCTGTTTCTGCGGTCTATGCCTGCGTCAACCTTCGGGCCGGAGCGATTGCGTCGCTGCCGATGCACCTCTATCGGCAGGCAGCAGATGGCGACCGCGAACGCGACCATTCTGATGGACTGTGGTGGGTGCTCAATGAAGAGTTCTGCCCACGCTGGACGGCTGCAGCCGGGTGGACGTTTCTTGTGGCATCCAAACTGCTGCATGGTGACGCATACGCGGAAATCCTGCGCGGACCGGGTGGGCGGATATCCGGATTGGTTCCGCTGCACCCACAGAGGGTGCGCGTCATCGCCCATCCGGACGGGTCGCGGCTGGTTTACGAGATTCAGCCCGACAGCACGATCGAGCGGCCAAGCCCGGCTGCATCAAAGGTGCGGGTGCTGGATCAGGATGACGTCCTGCATGTGCCGGGCTTCGGCTTCAACGGCCTGAATGGTCTGTCGCCGCTGCGCCATGCGCTGCGGGTGTCTGGGCGGCTTGCCATCAATGCGCAGGAGTTCTCGGCCAGCTTCCTGGAGAATATGGGGAGGCCCGACTATGCCCTGGAGACTACGGCAAACCTGACAGACGAGCAGTTCGAGCGCCTTCGCCAGCAGATTGACGAGCACACCGGGCCGAGTCGTGCGGGCAAGCCGATGATCCTGGAGGGTGGGATCAATATCAAGACGCTGACCATGCCGCTGCAGGAAATGCAGTTGCTCGACACCCGCAAGTTCCAGGTGGAAGAGATCGCCCGCATCTATGGGGTGCCGCCGTTCATGATCGGCCATGTGGAAAAGAACAGCAGCTGGGGCACTGGCATCGAAGCCATGGGGCAGGGGTTCGTCCGCTTCACGCTGCGAGACGATCTGAACGCCTTCCAGAACGAGATCAACCGCAAGTTCTTTCGCAGCTCGCGTCGGGTGGCGGAGTTCGACACGGCGGAGCTTGAGCGGGCGAACACCAAGGAAATGTTCGCATCTCTGCGGGTGGCCCTGGGGCGGGCGGGCGAACCCGCCTTCATGTCGCTGGAAGAGGTTCGGACCAAGCTGAACCTGCCGGCGAAAATGCGCGGAACAGTTCCCGTAGCCCAGCCAGCGCCATCTCCGGCGCCGGGAAAGTCGGATGATGCCGCTGGTGAGGACGACGACGACGAGGAAGACGCAGAAAAAAAGGAAGGTGAGGAATGACACCCCACATGCGGATGCGCCTTGCCAACAAGGGCAAGGGAGACTTTCGGGCCGAGGGAAATGTGCTTTGGCTCTACGATGCCATCGCCTCGGATGATGACGAGGCGCAGTGGTGGGGAGGGATTTCGCCCCGCCAGTTCATGGGGGCGCTGGCGTCGATCGATGGGCCTGTTCTTCTGCGTATCAACAGCCCGGGCGGATCGGTGTTCGGCGCGCAGGCCATGGTGGCGGCGATGCGTGCCCATGGTCAGCCGATCACGGCACGGGTGGACAGTCTCGCAGCATCGGCCGCCAGCGTGATCGCCTGCGAGGCAGCGCGGCTGGAGATGGTCCCCGGTTCCATGCTGATGATCCACAAGGCGTGGGGCCTGTCGATCGGCAATGAAGATGATTTCCGGGCGACAGCGGATCTGCTTGGCAAGATCGATGGCCAGATCGCCGCGACCTATGCCCGGCGTGCCGAGGGCGAGCCGGAATCCTTCATGACGATGATGAAGGCCGAAACGTGGTTTGACGCGGATGAGGCCGTTGCCGCCAAGCTGGCCGATGCCGTGATCGAAGAGAATTTGCAGCGCCCATCCGCAAAATGGGATCTGTCCGCCTTTGCCGCTGCACCGTGGCGGCCTTCAAATACCGAGGCCGACCCTGCGGCGTCGGAGCAAGATCAAGCGCGTCGGCTGCGGATTGCCGCCCTGCGCCTGAAAGCCATCTGAGCGCGCCGCGCCAGATCACCCAGCCGCGGGAGCGGCATATTCAGAAAGGATAGGACAGATGTCCATTCAGGCACTGCGTGAGCAGCGCGCGGCGAAGGCCAAGGCGCTGCACGAACTCTGCAACAAGACCGACTGGAACGAGGCGACCGACCAGCCGATCTATGACGCGGGCATGGCTGAGCTTGACCGCATCGATGCGCAGATCCAGCGCGTCAATGATGTGAACGCGAAGCTGGCCGAAGAGACCCGCACCGAAGAGGCGGCGGACGCGGCTCAACGCCTGGCCAAGAACAAGAAGGATCCTGGCCTCGCGATCTATGCGCAGTGGCTCAAAGGCGGCGACAAGGCGCTGAACGATGAGGACTGGACCCATATCCGCAACACCATGTCCACCACCACGGGCAGCGAAGGCGGTTTCACGGTGGATTCGCAGGTTGCGACTACGGTGCTCGATGCGCTGAAGGCCTATGGCGGGATGCGTGCGCCCGGCATGGCCACGGTCATCCAGACGTCCGGGATCGGCGCTATGTCGTTCCCGACCTCGAACGGCACTTCGGAAGAAGGCGAGCTTGTCGCGGAGAATGCGGAAGCCACCGATGCCGACGTGTCCTTTGGCACCATCGGCCTGCCGGTCTTCAAATTCTCGTCGAAAGTTGTCGCGGTGCCGTTCGAGCTGCTGCAGGACAGCAATGTCGATATCGAGGCGTTCGTGCGCAACCGTTTGGTGACCCGCCTCGGGCGCATCACCAACCGCCTGTTCACCGTCGGCACTGGCTCGGCCCAGCCCTATGGCGTGATTGCTGCAGCTCAGGTCGGCGTGACCGCCGCCAATGGCTCGTCGCAGGTTACCGCGGTGACCTATGACAGCCTTGTCAACCTGCAACATTCGGTCGATCCGGCCTATCGCGAGCGTGGCAATGCCCGGTTCATGATGAACGACACGACCCTGCGCGATCTGCGCAAGATCAAGGATGGACAGTCGCGTCCGATCTTCGTTCCGGGCTACGAGACGGGCAACCCTGGCGGGGCGCCGGATCGGCTTCTTGGCGCGCAGATCTCGATCAACCAGCACATGGCCAGCATGGCGGCGGGTGCCAAGTCCATCGCTTATGGCGACTTCTCCACCTATCACGTTCGCGACGTAATGGCGGTGGAAATGTTCCGCTTCACGGACTCGGCCTACACCAAGAAGGGGCAGGTCGGTTTCCTCGCCTGGATGCGCTCCGGCGGCAATCTGATCGATGTGGGCGGCGCCGTGAAGGTCTTCGTCAACGCCGCTTCCTGATGAACCCGGCGCGCGGGTTTTCCTGCGCGCCCGCCCCTTGAAAGGAACACATCATGCGCTTTGACCAGAGCGAGAGCCTTGGCGTCTCGATCCTGCTCCCCTCCGCCACCTATGCCGCCGCTACCGTTGAAAAGATCGGCTATATCGGTCGCAAACCGTATATCAGGCTGCTCGCCGACTTTTCTGGCACCCATGGCACCGGCACGCCCATGTCGGCGCTGGCCGTTACCGGCAATCTTCTGTCCATCGCGCCGTAAGACAGGGGGCGTCCATGCGGTATCGTGAGAGAGTGTGGACGCCGTCCGCCCCAGAGGCTTTGGCCGTTAGCGCGGATGATTTCAAGGCGCATGCCAGGATCACCTTTGCGGGCAGTGATGGCCTGATAGAAGACATCTATCTGCCAGCCGCGATTGGCTATGTGGAAAAAGAAACCCAGCGCCTGCTTATGGCCCGTACCGCCGTCCTGCGGCTGCCGGGGCTGCCTGGAGGGCTTTGCGGTGTCGAATTGCCAGGTGGCGTTGTGCAGGCCGTGGCCAGCATCATCGCCGATGGCGCGACCATTGAC